GAGAGAGAGAGAGAGAGAGAGCATTCATTATTCAGGAAAGGAGGAGCGATATTATACGCTAACCTCCTTACTGAGGTTTGTTATGAAACTCAAAATAGAGAGGAGGGAGCAGTTATTACACTGTAACCTTTTCTCAAGGTATATTAAGCAGTTTATTAGTATCTTTAGAAATGGGGGTACTATATGGCTAAACAAATAAAAATAGCTCCAGAATTAAAACAAGTTATAGCAGATATATTTTATCCTATAGGCTCAGTCTATATTTCAGTAAATGATATTGATCCTGGTACATTATTTGGTGGTACTTGGAATAGAATAGTTGATGGATATTTATTTTGTGGTAGTGTTGGATATGGAGATGGGCGACAACATAATCTACGAAATGGTATGGTTACATCTGATACTACATTAACAGTAGACCAAATGCCTAAACATAGACATAAAGGTATGTCATGGTGGGGTGATGATGCTAATCAAACTATCACACTTAATGGTGGAAGTCAATCTGGATATAGTTTATCATATTCTGGAGGAAATAATGGGTCAAAAAATGCTTTTCAAACATATGAAACTGGAGGAGGAAAAGGTCATAATCATGCTATGCCAACTACTGCAGTTGCTGTTTGGAAACGAACTGCTTAATATAGTGTATATACTGAAGTATATGCCTAAAAAATTGAAATTAGCAAAAGAAATATGGAACTTAATATATCCAGTACGGATGTAATTACAAAACATGGGACACAACATTTGATCCGAATGTGGAATTTGATGGTGTTTGGACAAAATATTATGAGGGCAAAGATCGTATACATGTCGGTAGTGCATTATTGTATCCGGGTGACTGGTCATATAATACAGGACCTTACGGACCAGTTTGTGTTAGAAAATCTTATAATAAAACATTACTAACTGGTTGTTTTTATGGTGTAAATACAGTCAATACCGATTTTAATATTGAAACATCTGAAACGTTCCCTACACCTCCTGATGGTTACAAACTACAAATACAATTTAGTGGTGCTTTGTCTACTGGTGGAGGAAATGATGCCAGAGTTAGATTAAATGGGCTTGATATATTACGTAATATTAGTTGGGGTGATGAAGTATTTAGGCCGGTTGTCAAAAGCAGATTCTTTGATCTAGATGAAATAACTACAGCACCATTAAAAGACTATGGTGGTACATATGCTGGGGCCGGATTATGTTTGATGTTTCAAAATTTCTTACCTAGCGGTGTTGGATCTAACTGGGTTAGGATTGGTAATCTAATGGGGCATGGATATTTTACATCTATAAATAATTGTTGCAAATGGAAAAGAGTTTCATAATGTATAATATTAAAATAAAATATGTCAAAAAAATTAAAAATAGCTCAGGAAATAATAGATATATTTTATCCTATTCGGTAGTATATATATGAGCGTTAATAATATAGATCCAAGCATATTGTTTGGAGGGACTTGGGGTAAAATTGAGGCCAAATTCTTAATAGGATCTGGCACAGCTATTGGTGAAGGCGGAGAACCATATAATTTTCAACCAGAAGCAGTAGGTGGAGAATATTCTCATAAATTAACAATAAATGAAATGCCTAAGCATAATCATACTCAATCTCTAATCGATAATGGGTCAAGAAGTGGTTGGGCTGGCTATGATTGGTTTGTTAGAAATACTTCGAGAGATTACTCAGGAAGCGATTTAGCACAATATACTGGAGGAGATGGTTATCATAATAATCTTCCTAAATTTTTTGTTGTTAATATTTGGAAACGAACTGCTTAATTTTTAAAATAAACACAAAAGGAGGTTAAAATAAATGGTTAATGCAATTGCAATGATAATTGTTGCGTTAATTAGTTTAATAGGAGTTATAATTCAAACAAAATCTAATAAAAAGATAGCATCTCAACAAGAGTTAATGGAACAAGTAAATAAGACAATAGAAGATTTTAAAAAAGAGAGCAAAGAAGATGACATACGTCTAAACAAACGTTTGGATGACATCGATTTAGAAAATTGCAAACGTTTTCTTATTGTTGAGATGACTAAATTAAAAGATGAAGATTATCGACCTAACGAAGAACAAAAACGAATAATCCACGAAACTAAAAAGATATATAATGAATATGGTGGAAATAGTTATGTCGATAGCATGTTTGAAGATTTACAAAAAAGAGGTATATTGTAAAGTGAGGTGATCATTATGGAATTTGCACAAATTGTAATAGTAGCAATATTAGTTGAAGCTATATGGGAAAATCTTAAAATGGTTTGGCAGGCAGGAAAATTTAGTATAGATATGCTTGGGAGTTTAATTGTTTCTATATTGATTTGTGTGCTTGCTAAAGTTGATATTTTCTCAATAGTAGGTATAACATTATTAGCACCAATTGTTGGTTCTATATTTACTGGCATTATAGTTTCAAGAGGTGCTAATTTTGTAAATGACTTATTTAAAAAATTGAAAGGAGGGTCTAACAATGGATGATAAAGATGAGAATGTTATAACAGAAGAAATGTTAGCCGAATTATCAAATGGTAGAGAGGATGGTGAATAATTATGTTTTCTAGTTTATGTGATAGTATAGTTTTAGCTCATGAAAATAACTATACTAAAGGTAGAACATGGAAAGGTGTTACATATAAGCCATGCAAATTCACACCTCACATGATGGCTGGTATATTATCAGGAGAACAATGTGCTAGAAATATATTCGGCAATCCTTTAAGAGGTGCGTCTGCAAATTATTGCATAGGTAATGCTGGTGATTTAGTAGGTTGTGTTGATGAAAATGATAGACCATGGACGTCATCATCTAGAGCAAATGATTATCAAGCTATAACAGTCGAAGTATCTAATTGTGAATACGGTGGACAATGGAGAATATCTGATGCTGCTTGGAACACATTAGTAAAACTAGCAGTAGATGTTTGCAGACGTTATAGTTTTAGATTAGAGTATAATGGTACTCCAAATGGAAGTTTAACTACTCATAATATGTTTGCTAATACTGATTGCCCTGGTCCTTATTTATTAAGTAAAATGAATGAACTAGCTATAGTTGTCAATGCATTATTAGATGGTGAAACACCACCTACACCACAACCAACACCACAACCAACGACATACACATTCGAACAATTCGTTAGAGATGTACAATCTGCTACTGGTGCTGACGTTGATGGTAAACCAGGTCCAGATACTTTAAAACATACAATTACAGTTTCAACTAATACAAATAGAAATCATAAAGTAGTAACTGCTTTGGAAAGATATTTAAAAGTATTAGGATATTACAATGGTGCAATAGAAGAAGATCAAGGTAAAATACCAATATTTGGTGGAGGTATGAGAACAGCTGTTATGAATTATCAAAGATCTAAAGGTTTAAAGATTGTTGATGGCGAAATAACAGCTAGAGCAAATACTTGGAAGAAGCTATTAAGACTATTATAATATTTTTTTTGAGGGTATGTCTTACGCATATCCTCTTCTTTTTCTAAAAATAGCAATTTTTTCGAAATTACTGAAAAAACGACCTCTGAGAATCGATTTTAAGCCTTTTTTATTTTTAGGTCATATAACTTGTTTATAAAGGGTCAAAATGGCGGAAAATTGATCCTCGTACGTATTCTGCGTTTTTGGCTATTTTTGGCCTTTTTTAAGGCTATTTTTGCTTATTTTCGCGTAAAAAACGTATGTTTTTATAGAAGGAGGTTTTAATAAGATGTTAAGTTTTAATGAATGGAAGAAAAATAATCCTGAAAAATATAATGATTGGAAAAAAGTATGTGATGATGAAGATATGATAGAAATATGTTACGATGACGGGATAAGATTTGGAGATAAAAATTTTGAGAATTACTTCGGTCATCCCACATGTAATAATGAAAATAAAAAAATACCTACATCAGCATATTTAGTATTAGGAACTGGAATTATATTAACAATAGGATTACCAATATTCGTACTACATAAAATATTAAAACGTATTAGAAAAAGGTCGAAATAAAGACCATTTTCTTTTTCGCGTAAAAAACATATATTTTTATGAGAACATGCGAAAGGAGATTCAAAATGCGATATGTTATAAAAGGAATGTTATACACTTTGTTATTATTGTTATTAGTAGAATTTATACAAGTTAACAGAGATGATATAAATAATTTTATGGATAGTAAATTGAAAATTAACAAGGATGTTCAAATGAATACTACGGAAGGGCTTGAGTAATGCCCTCTTAGTTTTCGCATATAAAACATGCTGTATTATGGAGATTTATACAGAAAGGAATTAATTAAAATGTTATGGACACTTATATCAATATTTTATTTACGGAATTATAATAATAACTTATTATAAATTTAAAAGAGCTAAAGATAATATTGAACGAGAAAAACAGAATGTTAAAAAAGAATATGAAAATATGAAAGAAGAATGGAACAAATTCATCAAAGGACTATAGTATTAGTCTTTTGATTTTCGCGAGAAAAACACATCATATTATGGAGAGGTGAGTAATATTGTTTTATAATTATACTTCTCTTTTTATTTTTCAAATATAGTAAAGAAGGAGGTATTAAAATGGATTATTACGATGCAAAAAATTGGTTACATAAAAAATTAAATGAATGTATTCAAAATAATACAGAAATGTTAAATTTAATAAATGAAAGAGTTAGAATACTCGACATAGTAAGTATACAAGTACAAATATTACTAGAAGCAAGTAAGAGTGCATCTATGATGGTTGACAAATTTGTAGATCCAAAAGATGATGATGAATTGCAAGAAGCTTTGAGTGGTTATATTGCATCTGTGGATTTTATTATACAAAGATGCAATGAAATGATAGTCGGAAATATGTGTTTGTTAAAACGATTAGAATCTGGTCAATATGATGAGTTATGTCCTGGCATAGATTTATTTAAACAATCATTTGCAACATCAATTACTCAATCTACTGGTAACAAAGAAAAGTTAAGCAAAATAAAAAATGATTTAAGTAAATATAGAGATAGGAGGTGATATTAATGGATGATAATGAAAAAATGGCAAAAGAACAATTAGATTATATATTTGATGATTTAAATGATTATATATCAGATAATAACGATAAGTGTTATGCTGTAGTAGCTGTAGATAAAGAAGATGTTCAAAATGGAAAAGAATATATAACACTTGAAGAAGTTATAGGCGATATTTTATTCACTGGAGACGTTAAAAATATAATAGAATATTTAGATAAAAAACGCGATTAAAACAGGGTATATTATGGAGATGCACACTGCGCGTGTATCTTATCCCTTAATAAAAGGATATTTAAGAAATTAAATGTCCTTTTGTTTTTCAAAATAGAAAGGAGGTATATTAAATGTTATATTATTGGATAGGTTTTATTACTGGAGTAATATGGGTTTTGCTAATAAGAAGAATTTTTGGAACAAAATATTCAAAAGTCGGAATGATACAAATCGACGATATAACTGGGTTAGCACGACTCAAAATGACTAATGGCAATTTAAACGATAGAAAAATTAAAAACGCAATGTTTGAAGTGCAACACGATGTAGTAATAGATGAAAATATGCGAGAAGAAATATTAAAAGATATAGATACACAAATTTCAAAATAATATTTAGTATACGCAGAAAAAACAGACACTTTAATGGAACATGCGTTTCAATAAATTAAGGGAGGAAAAGGTTATGGAAGAGACAAAGAAAGCCTTGTGGGCAGATTATGAAGAACGTAAAAATCAAATGAAAGGAGTTGAAATAGGAAGTCAAGAGTATGCTGATCTCGCCAGAGATTTAGACGATATCCGAAACGAACTTATTAAGGTCGAACAGATCGAAAGTGAAGATAGAAAAACAAAAAGAAATAATAAAATCGCGCTTATCGGTCATGTATTGACAGCTGGTGTAGGTTTAATTGGAATAGGTGTCAGTCTAGCAGAATGGTTTGGAGATAAAAAGATACAAAAAGAAACTATAAGAAACGCTTGGGAATTTGATAAAAGCGGAAATATAATAACTAGCTCACCGGGTAAAGTATTCATACCTGACACAATGAAAAATAAATCAAAGCGTTAAATGTTCCAATTTAGAGGGTTATACAAATCCTCTAAATCTTTCGCGAATAAAACATATAATATTATGAAGTGATAGAAAGGAGATAAAAATATGATTACATTAATTTTATTGTTATTAATTATATGTATAGCTTTAATCTATGTTTTATTTAAATTTGGATTGGTATTAATACCATTATTTATACTAATCGGAGATTTGATGTTATTTACATGGATAATTAAAAAGTTATTTTTCAGAAAGAAAAAAGATAAAATTCATAAATAATCTTTCTACATAAGAGAAAAACTAATAACACAGTTTCTCTCTTATTTTTTAAAATTCGCGAAAATTACAAATCCTATTATGAGGTGCTTAATCAGTGCACCTTGATTACCAAATATTGAAATAAGGACCAAATAGTGTCCTTTTATTTTTTATTGAAAGGAGGTGATATAAAAATGAAAGTGGAAAGATTTATGAAAAAGAATGCACCTACAATATTAACTATATTAGGTGGAGCAGGTGTTATTGTAACTACAATAACTGCTATTAAGGCTACTCCGAAAGCTTTAAAAATAATAGAAGAAGCTAAAGAAGAGGATAAAGATTTATCAAAATCAGACATTGTTAAATTAGTATGGAAAGAATATATTCCAACAGGTTTGTGTATGTTTGGAACTTTGACTTGTATTTTTAGCTCTAATTATCTAAATAAAAAGATGCAAACTTCTTTAATAGCAGCATATTCTTTATTAGATAAGTCATATAAAGAATATATTGAAGCTTCTGAACAACTTTATGGAGAAAATGCCAAAGAAAAGATAATTGGTAAAATAGCCGAAAACAATTGTGATTCAAGTATTATCCAAAATGAGGATCTAGTAACTAATAATGAATACTTATTCTTTGATTTTCAAACATTGAATTATTTCCAAGCTAAAATTGATGATGTTTTAAAAGCTGAAAAGTACATGAATGAACAATTAGCAGCAGTTGGATATGTATCGATGTTTGAATTTTATGAGTTTTTAGGTTTAGAGTCTACGAACATTGCTAGAAATATCGGATGGTCAGATAATGGAGAATACAAAGAATTAAAATTTGAACATCAAAGAACTGTTATGGACGATGGATTAGAATGTTTTATAATAGTTATAGATGATTTATCATTATTATAATTTAAGGAGGATTTAAAAATGAAAAAAATTAATTGGTTAACAATATTAGGGTTAGGTCTATCAGTAGTTGGTACTATTGTATCTAGCGTAGCTGAGAAAAAAGAAAGAACAGAAGAAATTGATAAGGCTGTAGCTAAATATTTAAAGAAAAATGACATAGAAAATGTTTAATTCTATATTAGAAAGGAGAATATTGTAATGAATATATCATCAATGTTTAATAATACAAAACAATTTATAAAGAAACATAGTTCAACAATATTGACTATTGCTGGTATTGGAACGGCAGGTGCTTCTATAGTTGTAGCCGTTAAAGCAACACCAAAAGCTTTAGACCATATAGATAATAAAAAAGATGAACTAGAATATGCTCCAGATGAGAAATTACCAGTAAAAGAGGTAATTAAAGTAGCTTGGAAAGATTATATTCCAGCTGCTAGTTTATTTATGTCATCTGTAGTATGTATATTAAGTGCACATAGAATTAGTTCAAAAAGAAATGCTGCTCTAGCAACTGCATATGCGGTAACAGAAAATTCTTTCAAAAGATATCGTAATAGTGTATTAGAGACTATTGGAGAAAATAAAGAGAAAGAAGTAAGAGAAAAAGCCGCTGCAAAAGCAGTAAAAGATAATCAAGATCAAACTCCAGCATTAATAATAGCTGCTGGTGGAGATAGTATATGTTATGATGTTATATCTGGAAGATATTTTACATCGGATATGGAAACTATTAAAGAAATTATAAATAAATTAAATAGAAGGATTACGTACGAAAATTATATTTCATTAAATGAATATTATGATGAAATAGGTTTACCACAAATTGCATTAGGAGAAACACTTGGATGGAAGTTAGATGATGGATTAATTGAACCATCTTTTGGTGCTATATTAGATGAAAAAGGGAAAGCCGTTATATCAATAGATTTCTTAGTATTACCTAAGGAAGATTATAATAAAATATATTAATCGCGTAAAAAACCGATTATATTATGAAGTGTTATGCTTTAAATCTAAATTTTTTAAAAGGAGGAACTTGTAATGAGTGAAAAAACACAAAATTCAGTTGAAAATGTAGAGGAGACTACTAAAGTAGTTGCAACAATTGAAAAGAAAGAGGAAAAAGAGCCAGGAGCTGTAAAAAGATTCTTTATGAAACATAAAAAAGGTCTTAAAATAGCAGGTTGTATATTAGGTGCTTTCGGATCAGGATTTGCAATTGGTAGGGTAACAAAAAAATCTAAAAAAGATTCAACAGAATGTTATGAAGTTGAAATTCAAGAACAAGAAGTACCAGAATCAACAGAAGAAAATTCAGATGATATAGCTGAGTAATACTTAAAGATTGGAAGTAAATAAACTTCCTTTCTTTTTTCTTTTCAAAATAAAGTATAAAGGAGAAAGACAATGGAGGAAATAAAACCTAATTCAAATAAATATAAAGAACAACAAAAGCAACAAACAGCTGAAATAACAACTCAAAAAAGAGCTGAAAAGATTGTAAAAGGTAATGTTAAAGTGAAACAAAAAGGTACTTTAAGCAAAATGGCAGGAGAAATTATATCAGAAGATGCAAAAAATGTTAAAACATATGTATTAAGAGATGTTCTTATCCCTGCTCTTAAGAAAGCTATATCAGATATAGTAACAGATGGTATAGATATTATATTATATGGTGAAACTGGAAGACATGGTAGTAGAAAAGTTGGTTATGCAGATAAAGTATCATATAGATCATATTATGATAGAGACACTAGAATTTCCAGAAGAGATCCAATAGAAGTAAGAAATTATTCATATAATGATATACGATTCGAAAGTAGAGCTGATGCTGAAGATGTATTAGAACGTATGGATGAAATGGTTGAATCTTATGGATTAGTAAGAGTAGCCGATTTATATGATTTGGCTGGTATAACTGGCGAATATACAGATAATAATTATGGATGGACTAGCTTAAGAACTGCTGAAATAATCAGAGTTAGAGATGGATTCTCAATAAAATTACCAAAAGCTATGCCAATAGATTAAGAAAGGATGAATCAAAAATGAAAATTAAATTTGTAGAAACATTATGGGCTGGAATTCAGAAACACAGCCCAGAAATATTATTAGGTGCTGGAATTGCAGGTACTATAACAAGTACTATTTTAGCTTGTAAAGCTACATTGAAATTATCAGAAATAGCTGAAGAAAGAGCTGATACAATGCAAAAAATAGATGAAACTTATAATGCATCTCAAAATGGAAGTGAAATAAGTTATACAGAAGAAGATATGAAAAGGGATGTTAAAATAGTAAAAGTTCAAACAGTTGCTAAAACAATAAAAGCTTATATGCCTTCAGTAGTTATTGGTGTATTATCAGTTGGAAGTATATTAACTGGTCATAAAATAATGAAAAAGAGAAATCTTATGTTAGCAGCTGCTTATACAACTGTTAATCAAGGATTTAAGAAATATCGTAAAAATGTAGTAGATAAATATGGTAAAGAAGTAGACCAAGAAATGCGTTATGGTATTAAAGCAAAAGAAATAACTAAAACAGAAGTTGATGCTAAAGGCAAAGAAAAAGAAGTTAAAGAGACTGTATACGAAGTTGATGACGTAACAAAATATTCACCAACTGCTAAAATATTTGACGAAACATGTCCAGCATGGTCGAAAGATCCAAATATGAATTTATTATTCTTAAGACAACAACAAAACTTTTGTAATGATAAATTAAAATCACAAGGATATTTATTCTTGGATGAAGTATACAAATTATTAGGATTTCCAGTTACTGCATTGAGTAGAAAAGTTGGATGGATATATGATCCTGACAAAAACGATGTTGGTGATAATTATGTTGATTTTGGCATATATGATGTATCAAATGAGTCAAAAAGACGTTTTGTAAACGGACATGAAAGAAGTATAATATTAGATTTCAACATTGATGGAGTTATAAATGAAAAATTTGAAAAATACGAACTAGAAAATAATTTTTAAAATAGGAGGAAATAAATAATGAATAAAAAAGGAGCATTTATATTAGGGACAGGCACTGGATTTGTAATCGGTGCTGCCTCAATGTATTTCTTTATTAAAAAGAAAGTTGAAGAAAGAGTCGATGCTGAAATTAATGAAGTTATCGACAGATTTAAAGATAGATTAGATTGTATTGAAAACAAAGCTAAAGCAGCAGGTTTAGTTATAGAAACTAATTCTAATGGAATTGAATTCTCTAAAGAAGAGGATGTAAATCAAAATGAAGAAAACGAAACAGATGATTCAAATGTTAACATTACAAATATTAGGGACGCTAAAGCTCAAGCTGAATATAATAAACAACAGCTTGAAAAAATTATAAAAAACCAAAATAATAACCAAAAAAGTGAAGAAAATTATACAGTGGAGGAAGATCATAATACAATACCACCATATATCATAAGTGAAGATGAATATGGTGAATTTGGTAATGAAGAAGTACCATTAATGTATTATGCAGATGGTATATTAGCTGATGAAGAAGATAATATAGTATCTGATATTCAAGATGTAGTTGGTAATGACGCTATAAAAGCATTAAATGAAGACCCATATCTTGAAACCTTGTACGTTAGAAATGAACCAAGAGAAACAGATTATGTTATATTAAGATCTGAAAAAGAATTTAAAGAAATTGCACCTATGGAAGGATAATATTTCAAAATGATTGAAAACGTTGAAAAAGTCAGAGAAGATTACTTTAAATGGTTATATTGGTTTGCATGCAAATATCGAGCTAATAAATATGTGTCATATGATAAACTTTTAAGATTAATGCATGATATAAAGTTTGATTTTTACATGGAAAGAGATAGTAGTAGAGCTATGGATGGTATAGGCTTAAGAAGACGTTTTGTAAATGAAAAAAGATTACCTCTTCAGGCTTTAGATGCTATAGACGGTCCATGCTCAGTATTAGAAATGATATTGGCTTTAGCTATAAGAATAGAATATATTATGGATAATCCAAGACTTGGTGATAGAACGCAACAATGGTTCTGGATAATGATGTCAAGTTTAGGATTAAGTATGGTTACTGATGATGTATTTGATGAAGATGGCGTTACTAAAATAATAAGTGATTTTATGAATAGAAATTATGAACGAAATGGTCGAGGAGGTTTATTTTATATAAGAAATACAACATTAGACATGACAAGAGAAGAAATATGGTCACAAATGTGTGCTTATTTAAATACTATAGAATAATGAGAGGAGGAATAAACATGTACCAAAATGTGGCAAAAGATAAAGAAACAAACAATTCAAAATGGATATAAATACGGAGGTAAAATAAAATGGTAGATTTTTTAGTTATTGCAACAAAAAAAGTTGGAAGTAGCAAAAATAGTGATATTTGTGTATACCCTAAATTCCGTTTATATCCAAAATCGAAGGATTTGATGATTAGAGGTAGTGATTTTTATGCTATATGGTTAGAAGATAAAGGTGTTTGGTCAACAAATGAAGATGATGTATTAAGTATTATCGATGATGCATTACGTGAGTTTTCTAATAAATTACAAAAAGACAATCCTAATCTTAATGTTATTACATTATATACTTGGGATGCTTCTAGTGGTACTATAGATGCTTGGCATAAATATTGTCAAAAACAAAAAAGAGATTCTTACCAAATGCTTGATGAGAAATTGATTTTTTCAAACGATAAAGCATGTCGAGAAGATTACTCAAGTAAATCCTTACCATATCCATTGAAAAAAGGTGATATATCAGCTTATAATGAATTAATGGATGTTTTATATGACAAAGAAAATAGACATAAAATAGAATGGGCTATAGGTTCTATTGTAACTGGCGATTCAAAATGGATTCAAAAATTTTTAGTATTTTATGGTGCTGCTGGAACTGGTAAATCAACTGTTCTTAATATTATTCAGGAATTATTTGAAGGATATTGGACTGTATTTGATGCTAAAGCATTAGGCTCATCTAGTAGTTCGTTTGCTTTAGAACCATTCAAAACAAACCCATTAGTGGCAATACAACATGATGGTGATTTATCTAAAATCGAAGACAATACTAGATTAAATAGTTTAGTATCTCATGAGCTTATGACTGTTAATGAAAAGTATAAATCTACTTATGCTAACAGATTTAAATGTTTCCTATTCATGGGTACAAACAGACCAGTTAAAATAACTGATGCTAAATCTGGTTTGGTTAGAAGATTAATAGATGTCAATCCAACAGGTAATAAAGTATCTGCTTCAAAATATAAAAAATTAGTAAAAGAAATAAGTTTTGAATTAGGTCCAATTGCATGGCATTGCAAAGAAGTATATTTAAAAGATCCAGAATATTATGATGGATATATACCTATATCTATGATGGGTGCTTCAAATGATTTTTATAATTTTGTATTAGATTCTTATCATATATTTAAAAGAGAAGATTCGACTACATTAAAAATAGCATGGGAAATGTATAAAAATTATTGTTTAGATGCTAATGTTCCACATCCATTTTCTCAAAGAGTATTTAAAGAAGAATTAAAAAATTATTTTAAATCTCATGAAGAACGAATAATAAATGATGATGGTTCTAGAACTAGAAATGTATATAATGGATTTAAATATGAAATATTTGATAATGATAATAACGACAATATTCAAAATGAACAAAAACAAGAAGATGATTCTTATAAAATAGAATTTAAAAAGCAAAAATCTATGTTTGATGAAGAATGTAAAGATTGTCCTGCCCAATATGCTACAAGTAAAGAAACTCCTAGTAAAAAATGGGACGATGTTAAAAGAAAACTAAAAGATATAGATACTTCAAAAGTTCATTACGTCAAAATACCAGAAAATCATATAGTTATAGATTTTGACCTTAAAGATGAAAATGGTCATAAATCTTTTGAAAAGAATTTAATAGAAGCTAGTAAATGGCCGGCTACTTACGCTGAATTATCAAAATCAGGAGCTGGTATACATTTACATTATATTTATACAGGAGATGTAACAAAATTAAGTAGAGTATATGCAGATAGCATAGAAATTAAAGTATTTACAGGAAAGAGTTCTTTAAGAAGAAAACTTTCAAAATGTAATAACTTACCTATAAAAAGTATTAGTTCCGGTCTACCAATGAAAGGAGAAACTAAAATGATAAGCGATAATGTAATAAAAAGTGAAAAGGGTATACGAAAAATGATACAGCGTAATTTGAATAAAGAAATACACCCTGGAACTAAGCCTAGTATAGATTTTATATATAAGATACTTGAAGATGCCTACGAACGAGGTGTTAAATATGATGTATCTGATATGAAAAATGAAATCTATGCATTTGCATTAAATAGTACTAATCAATCAGACTATTGTGTGAAATTAGTAAACAAAATGCATTTTAAATCTGAAGATCATTCAGAACATATAGATAGTCAAAATGCTGAAATAGTATTTTATGACATAGAAGTATTTCCAAATTTATTACTTATAAATTGGAAGAAAAAAGGAAAAGATAATCCAATAGTTAGAATGATAAATCCTGATCCAAATGAGGTTCATGAATTATTACAATATCGTTTGGTTGGATTCAACTGTAGACGATACGACAATCATATAATATATGCTAGATTGTTAGGTTATTCAAATATTGAATTGTTTAATTTATCTCAAAGAATAATAAATGGAGAAAGAAACGCATTCTTCGGAGAAGCATATAATTTATCATATACTGATATTTATGACTTTGCGTCAGCTGGTAATAAGAAATCTTTAAAGAAATTAGAGATTGAAATGGGTATACATCATAAAGAATTAGGTTTGCCATGGGATCAACCAGTACCAGAAGAAAAATGGGTTGAAGTTGCTGAATATTGTGACAATGACGTTATAGCAACAGAAGCGGCATTCGATTATTTATCAGCAGACTGGTTAGCAAGACAAATATTGGCTGATTTGGCTGATATGTCAGTAAATGATACTACAAATATGTTAACAACTAAAATAATATTTGGCAATGAAAAGAAACCTCAAAGTAAATTCTTTTATAGAAATTTAGCAGAACCAGTAAATTATTTAGATCCAGAAATAGAAAAATTCTTAAAAGAAGCTTGTCCAGATATGATGAAACAAAAACATGGAGAAGCTAAGAGTATTCTTCCATATTTTCCAGGATATAAATATGAATCTGGAGTTTCTACATATCGAGATGAGGAAGTAGGTGAAGGAGGTTATGTATATGCCGAACCTGGAATTCATTGTAATGTTGCTTTACTCGATATTGCTTCTATGCATCCTCATAGCGATATTGCGGAATGTCTATTTCGGACCAGAATACACAAGAAGATTCAGAGACATTGTTGAAGGTAGGGTTAATATTAAGCATGAAGATTGGGATGCTGTTAATAATATGCTTGACGGTAAGCTAACACCATATGTTCAAAAAGTAATAGATGGTGAATTAACATCAAAGAATTTAGCTAATGCATTAAAAACTGCTATAAATTCAGTTTATGGTTTAACTGCTGCTAATTTTGATAATCCATTTAGAGATATTCGAAATAAAGATAATATAGTTGCGAAACGTGGAGCTTTATTTATGATTGATTTAAAGCATGAGGTTCAAAATAGAGGATTTACAGTAGCACATATCAAGACAGATTCAATCAAAATACCTAATGCTACTCCAGAAATAATCGAATTCGTTATGAATTTTGGTAAGAAATATGGATATACTTTTGAGCATGAGGCTACATACGAAAAAATGTGTCTAGTAAATGATGCTGTATATGTATGTAAATATTCTAAAGATGATGTTAATGGAAAGAAAGCTGGACATTGGGATGCAACTGGAACACAATTCCAAATTCCATATGTATTCAAGACATTATTTAGTAAAGAACCTATTGTATTTGATGATATGTGTGAGACAAAATCTGTAAAATCATCTTTGTTTTTAGATTTTAATGAAAAATTACCAGATGTTTCTGAATATGAAAAACAACTTGATAAAATCATTAAAAATGCTAAAGCTAATGGTATCGAATTAGATTTATCTGGCAAATCTGGTGATAAAGAATTAGATGATCTAATAATCAAAATAAATAAAGGACATGATTATAAATTTGTAGGAAGAGTTGGTAATTTCTGTCCTATATTACCAGGTAATGGAGCTGGTCTGTTAATGAGAGAGCAGGATGGTAAATATTATTCTGCCACTGGAGCTAAAGGATTTAGATGGTTAGAATCTGAGATGGTTAGAAATATTTGTGAAGATAAAATAGACAAATCTTATTATAATAAATTAGTAGATGAAGCTGTTGATACGATATCGCAATATGGTGATTTCGAATGGTTTGTATCAGATGATCCAGTGCCATCCTAACAAAATGGAATTAACAGTAGATGGTAAGTATGAACCTTATCCTCCTTGTCATGACCCACACTATGAAACATGTTGGGAATGTCCTAAATTTGATATGAATGAATGCCAATTAGGTCATAATTTATCTAGATATGTTATTCATAAATAGTGAATAAAACGAAGTATATTATGAAGGAGGTTTAAAATGAAATTTAAAGAATTCAAAGAAAAAGCTAAAGAAAAATATGAAAAACATAAAGGAGTAATTTGGACTTGTTTAATTGGAAGTTTAGGATTTTTAGTATTAGATAAAAAGATTACTGATTCTGAAATTAGAAGTTTAGAAAGAGATGCAAATTTACAAAGATCAGATATTTTTATACTAAAAAGACAAAATAATATATTAGACAGGCAAATTTATTTGTCGGAGAGAGACATAACTTTAGCTAATAAAATCAAAGAATGTAAAGCCACTTTAAAAGAGTCTAGAAAATAGGCTCTTTTGTTTTTTTTTTTTTT